AGGCTCAGGAAAGCGTCGTATTCGTGCTGATGCAGCGGCACCCGCACACACTGCTGGAGCGCACCCTCGAAGCGCTGCACGTCGGCGAGCTTGCGCACCAGCGCCTGCACAGGCTCGATGCGGTCGCCGGGTTTCACGCCGGCAGTCGTGCCAAAGCCGATGGTCGGCACATCGCCCTTGACTGGGGTATACGCCTCGCCACGGTAGCCCTCATGGACGGCAATACCGACCAAAGCAGACGCTGAGAGCGTCAGGGCGCCGATGACGATGCGGGCTTTCATTCAGTATCCGGCGCGCGCTGGAAGTGCATCTTGCCCCAGCGATACAGCAGGAAGCCGATCTGCAGCACCAGGTAGATCAGCGTCACCCACAGCACCAGGTCATTGATCGGCATCCCCGCTACGGTGGCGCCCACGACGGCAACTGGAGGCGAAGCCTTAGCGGCTTCGGCGGCGATGTCGGCTTTCTGTTGCATCGTCAGGCTCATGGCTGATGTTCGGCCGCGCGGGCTTCAAGTTCCATTGGATGGTTGCGGTATCCGTGGCGCACCAAGCCCCATAGGTACGTGACGTAGTATCGCAGAAGGCCCATGCGCTGGTATTGCCGCCAGTGGGCGATTTCGTGCCTAGTCAGACGCTGGTTTGCCAGATGTTCCGGCAGGATGTAAATCCCCCACGGCGCCAGCGCCACGCCTGCGAAGCCGAAGCGGCGCAGGAACCAGGCGATGATGTGGCGGGCTGGGCGGGGGATCATGGGGCGAGGTTGTTGGCGGGTTGCTCGGAGAGGGCGTTACGCTGCCGCTCAACCTCACCCACCGTGCCGACTGCGGCAGCGCGCTTGGCCTCGCCAGTGCGGCGTTGGGTGTCGATCACGATGTCCAACAGCTTGCGGCGCTCTTTTTCTGGCAGGCCGTTCAGTAGGTCAAGCATGCTCTGGTTGGTTTCTGCGGCCTTTCGCAACAACTCAACGGTTTTCTTGTCCAGCCGCTTGTTCGCGCTGGCAAGGCTGAGGTTCGTCGCCGTGATGGCAGGCTGAAACCAGTTGGGCAAGCGCAGCTTTGATCTATTGGCCTCCAGAATCAAGGCAAGGTCTTTCTTGCCGCCTTCGGCAAGTTCTGCGGCGCGCTTGTCCAGCTCAACCTGCCGCGCTAGCCTGTCCAGCGTGGGCATCTGCGACGACATTTCTTTGAAAATGTCGTAGCGGCCGGGGCCAAAAATTGCCTCTACGGCGTCTTTGTTGTCGCCGCGGACAAGTTTGACGAATTGCTGCGGGCTGTCTTTAAACATCTCCAGCGCCTGCGCCGCCATCTGTTTTTGCGCGATGACGTCCATTCCTTGGCTGTAGGTCTGAAGGTACTGGCGCCAACCGGGGCCGCCCGCCGCGGCCTCAATAGCGTTGTCAATCACGGGGCGCAACTTGTCCAGCACTGATGCCGTCAGCTTTGCACCAGCCTTCGGGTCGTCAACCTTCAAAACGTCTCGCACGCGCTGCGCCACACCTTCTTTGCGAATGGTGTAAAGGTCGTGAGCGTCGATGATGCCGTTATTGCGTTGCGCAAGATTCACAAGATCATCTCGCACAAGCCCCATGACGCGCGTCAGATCAGTGCTGGCGCGGAGTCCAGGTGTGTTCAGTGCGCGATCAATTGACCCCAGCAACGGATCAATGCTCAGCGGCTTCAGGCCGTAAGCCTCTAAGCTGCCAATCTGGCGTTCAATGAAATCCCGTTCAACACGGCGTTGTTTGGCAATCTCAGAAAATGTATCTGACGTTTCTTGCCACTGATTTGCTGCTGCGCCCTGAGCTCTGGCGGCTTGAGTCGCGCTAACTGTTGGAATGCGTCCAGGTTGTACTGCACGTTGCATTTGCTGCGTCGCAGCTTCCGCGCGTTGGGCCGCCTCTGTTCCGGTGCGACCAGCTTGCTGCAGCGCCGAAACCATTGACTGCTGCCGAGCCTGGGCCTGCGGGCCAAGCCGCAAAAGTGTTTCTGCCGCTTGGTTGGCCGCACCAAGTTCCGTCTCACGCATGGGCGCAACCAACGCATTCAGCGTCTGTTGCGCTTGTTCCTGCGTTCGCATCGCTTCCGTCTGCGACCGCCCGCCCGCCATGCGAGCCAGTTCTTCCTCGGCCAGCGCACGCCGGGTGCGGGCAAGTTGCGCAGAGAAGTCCGTAGGTTCAAAGGCCAGCAGCGACTGCCACGCTTGGCGCGGAATCTCTGCGGTTGCTTGCGCCGGAGAGGCGCCCGGTTCGGCTGCGGACAGGCCGGCTTTGATGGCACCCAACTGATCGCCTGCGGCTTGGCGGGCAACGTTGGCGGCGCTTCGTTGGGCCGACGAACGCAGGGTATCAGCCGCTCGCGCCCCCAGCTTCACTGCTGTGCCGAGCCCTTGGCCAAGCATCTCGCCCAGAGCGTATTCCTGCGCCCCGGCACGCAAGTCAGGTTGCTGGCCCTGCAGCAATTCAGACCCGGCGCGAGCCCCGAGAAAGCCTGTCAGGCCACCAACAAGCGCGCCGCCTGCGGCAGCAACAGGCCCGGCGGGGGCCATTGCCGCGCCGCCCCTGATAGCACCGCCAGCGGCTGCCAACGCCTCTGCAGAGGGCTGCGCCACTCTGGCAATGTCTCTGACGTTTTGGCGAAATCCCTGTGCCAGCCGCCTGCCTACAGGGACTGGCGCTTCTGGAGGCGCTGGATACTGGCCAGCGCCCGGGATTTGCCCCGGCGGCGTTATAGTGCCCGCCCTCTCGCCGGCAATCTGTCGCGCATAGCCGGCAAGCTCTTGATCTGACAGCGGCTTGGCAGATTCAAAGTCGTAGGTCTTGCCGCCAATCTCAAGCGTGTACTTTGGCATGACTACGGCCTTTCGGTGACGAACACGCCGGGGGCAATTTCTCTGCGATTGCCCTGCGCCGGGGCCGCCGCAGGAGCCGCTAGCGCACGCGGCGCTGCTGGACCGCTCGGGGCCGCAGCAGGCGCGGCGGAAGCCGCTGCCGCAGAATCAAACGAGACAACGCTTGAACCAAGCCTGCCCTTACGATCGCGCAGGATGCGCAAAATCTCGTTTGCAGCAGCTCGCCTAATGTTGTTCGGGGTCGCCGGATCTGCAAGTTTGCCAGCAGCTTCTTTGTAGGATGCCGTGTCTTTGTCAGACTGCGGTCCCTCAAACCGGGGAATAATCTTAAGAACCATGTCAGCAATCGGCTGCAGCCTGCCGATTGCAACCGCACCCGGCGTGCCGATGCCGACGAATCCAGCAGCCACATCAGCAAGCGCTCCAGCGCCGCTGCCGGTCGATCTGTCAATCAACCCACCCGGCTTGACTGCCTGCTCCAGTTCGGAAATGACGCCGGCAATTTCATTCGCCTGCGACGTTTTTTCAACTTGCGCTCTGCCAGTGGCCGTGCCGGCAGCTTGAGCTGCGGCCATGCGGGCTTGAAAAGCTGGATCCGCGCGTTGAGAGGCTTCTTGCTCAAGAATCCGCAGGCGACGCTCGGCCTGCTGCACACCGGCGCGGTCGTTATTAACGCGAGCAGTTTCAAGGGCGAGCCTAGCGTCAGCCAATCGGTTCGCCTCAACTTGAGCCTGCGTCATCGGGCCAGCGCCCATTTGCAAAGAGCCAAGCTCCCTGCCAAAGGTCGCACTGTTAGGGTTGTTGTCAATCGTTACAACCCTGTCACCAAGCTGAACCTGTTTGGGTTCTGGCGCAGTGCTTGGCGGCCTAACCGCCTCCGGCTTTGCGCCAACTTCCATTGAGCGAAGCTCTTGTCCAAACGTTGCGCTATTGGGGTTTTTGTCAAAAATAACAACGCGATTGCCTAAATTTACAGAATCTGGAATTGGCGCCGTGTTGGTTTGCTGCGGGCGCTCGTAAATTACACCGCCAGTAGACGGATCAACAAGCGCATTTCCAACAACAACTGGCCTACCCGCATCCGGCGGAGGTTCAAAAACAACTTCGCCAGTCTGCGGATTTACCAGCCGGTTTCCAACAGCGACGGGCTTTGTGGGCTCGGCCGGCGGTTCAAACACAACTTGCCCGGTTTGCGGGTTGACAAGTCTGTTGCCAACGGCCATGGGCCTTGCTGGTTCCGCCGGGGGTTCAAAAATCACTTTGCCGGTGTTTGGATCGACAATCCTTGAACCAACGGCCATCGGAGCCCGAGGCTCTGCAGGGGGCTCAAACACTACTTGACCAGTTCTTGGGTTGACCAACCGGCCGCCAACAACAATACCTTTATCCTCTGCCGGGGGCGGCTCAAACAGAATTCGCCCCTCTGGGCTTACAAGACGCCCACTGACCTCAAATGGCCGCTGCGACTCTTGCTTTGATCTTGTCGCCTCAAACACCGCCTGCCTGATTCTGCTGCCCTGCATGACAAACTCAGAGACCCCAGATTGCTCTAGCACACTTGCGTGTTGCAGCAGAGATTCTGGGGTTTCGCCTTGGGCTTGGGCTTGCCTGAGCAATTCTGATGCGTTGCTGACGGCAGTTTGTCGTTGCCGCGCCTCCCGCATCGCCATCGCATTCCGCTGCAGCCCCTGCATGGCGCTGGCGGCCTGGGCCACCTCAGCAAGCATGTTGGCCTGCGACGGCGCTTGGTAGGTGATCGGCTTGAACTGGCCGGCCAGCAGCGGGAGTCTGGTGTCGAGCGGCATGTCTTACCCCTGAAGCCGTCCAAAGATGTCGCGCATAAGCTGGTTGCGCTGCTGCTCCTGCTGATACCCCTGCAGCGCATTAATTGCCCCTTGCGCGCCCCCAGTGTACGCCGAGGTACGCCCGATGCGCCCCGAAACCAGCGCGTTCGCGCCCTGCATGCCGAGTTCGCCAGCTTGGCCGGCGTAGTTCTGGCCTGCGGTGCCCGCCTCCGATGCGGCGGTCTGCCCGATGCCGGCGA